ATGCCGCCCATGCCGCCACCCATGCCGCCCATGCCGTCCATGCCGCCGGCTACGCCGTTGCTGCTGCCCATGCCGCCAATGCCGCCGCCGCCGGCGATACCTCCGCCTACGTCGCTGCCACCGCCAAGCTACAGCTGCAGGTGTTCAAAATGCTTAACGAGATGTTGGTGCTATCATGAACTTCACGACCTACCGCGGATACCGGATCCGCCTGACCGGATTGACGGATTCCACTAGGGCATTCTGTGTCGAACTCCAGGAACAGTTCTTAGGGCGGTATCTTCGATTGAAGTATGTGGAGACGAAGGAAGCGGCGAAGCAATGGGTCGATCATCGCCTCGTCCCCGGTTGGGATGCGAACGGATCACCTGTAGAATGAGCGCACTATGTTCAAGCACTTAGGAACCATTGAAGACGTCGTAATCACGGCCGTATTCTGCATCTGGCTTGGGGAGTACGTCGTAGCGTGGGGCAAGGCATACCTCCGGAGGTTTAACACGTGAGATACGTTGTAGCACTTGTGATCTGGTTAGCTTTCGTCGCTGCATTCCTCATTTGGTACCACCGCCGCCCGCGTCAAGGAAGAGTATGAGCGAGACGGCTGATAGGTGTTCTAAGTGCGGCCAGTGGATGCCTGGAACGTTTGCTAAGCGAGCTAAGGCTGCACTGCAGGCGAAGCGTAGCCGCGGGGAGTACTGCGGCGGCAAGGTGCCATACGGCTATTTGACGGGCTATATGACGTCGTTAAATGAGAAGCAGCAGATTCTTCCTAACCCGGTTGAGCAAGTAGTAGTACGAAAAGTTCAAGAGTTAGCCAGAAGTGGTGTGACTTACCGGACGATCGCTGACGTCCTCGAGGTCGACGGCCACAAGACTCGGGCTGGGAAGAAGTTTCAGCCAGGACAGATAGCTAGGATAGTCCACTCTCCGGCCGTTCTTGGTTGATCAGTAGCGCGTCTTTTAAGCGTTCCCGCGTCTAAACAGGGAGGATGTTAGAACTCCCTTTAAGCCTTCTGAAGTCCCTCGCGGGGCCGCTAACGATTCAATCCGGTCCGCTTACCCTTCAGTCTGGTCAGTTCCTGTACTTAGATGGATCTATTTCCGGTAACCCCTCGTTTGCGGGAATCAAGTACAACTCCGGAAACGTTAGATTGGAAATAGCAGCCGTCACGGTCAATCTTGGTTTTGGTGGCGGTTCTGGGGCTGTAAATCAACCACAGTTTAATGCTGCAGCGACCGGCGTTGCTCCCGCTTATTCAGTAGTGGGTTTGGACAGTGATATTTCTCTTGCCCTGACGCCTAAGGGCAAAGGCGGTCTGCGTGTCCCAACTGGTGCTAACGGAATAGCTGGAGTTTCGGGCGCAATGACGGCCGGATCTGTGACGGTGAACACCGGAGCGGTAACTGCAAGCTCAGTTATTATGCTGACTCGAGCTACTGCAGGAGGCACTGTTGGATCGTTAGCGGCGGCTCCGGCAAGTATTGTGGCCGGCGCCTCGTTTGTAATCACATCTTCAAGCGGAACAGACACCTCTACGGTCTTTTGGTTGATCATCAACTAAGGAACTTGTGTTCGGTGATTAGGGTTGTTCAGAGTAAAATCAGGAGTTAGGAGGAAGTGAAATGGCAGCGGCAGCGGAGAATAAGAATGGGAAGTCCTCGGCGCAAGAGAAGTTTGATTCCCTGATGTCGCGGTTTGCTAATCTTTGCGTTCAACTCGGCGAACTAGAGTACCATTACGTCGAGGTTCTTCCACGGCGTCGGAAGGAACTTGTGAAGGAAATGAACGAACTCCAAAAGCAGGCAAGTAGATGCAAGGTTATGATCGAGGGAAAGGCCGCTGGAGTTCAGGATCCGCAAGTCGGAACAAAGCCCGAGACGTCCGAACAGTCTTAAAAGAGGTTCGGGAGATGAAGAAGGCTGGCAAGAATCGTCGATTGAAGAGCATGGAGAACATCCGCGCTCTTTTGGCGGATACGATTCGAGCACTTGAGGATACATCTTCGCTTTCAGATCCTGAAACGGCGAAACTTGTGATCAATGGGGCAAGAGTTTTAGGCGAACTTGTTCGTGGCGCGAAGATCGAGGATCGGTTGGACAAGGTTGAGCAGTTGCTAGCGAATGTGACGGCACCACAAGTAGATAGCGGTCCTGATTTCTTCAAACTCAGCGAGAGCGCCGCGGTTATTCCTGTGATTACGCCCCCCGCAGGCGAGGCGCTGTGATGGAGCCGCAGGCAGTAGAGACGTTTGTTCATGAAACGGTAGTGCGGCCTGCAACTGAGCAGGACTGGCCTTTTATTACCTCATCCTGGTTGAAGTCGTATCGCCACTCACAATTCGCTAGCCATATTCCTCCTGCGATTTACTTCAAACAGCATCATGCGATCATCGACCGGATCATAGCCCGTGGTGGGAAGTGTACAATACTGGCGATGCACGATAATCCCGATGTAGTCCTCGGCTTTGCATGCACCGAGGGACACGCGTTGCACTACCTTTACATCAAATTGTCATTTCGTCGAATTCATCTAGGGACTATGTTGATCAAATCCCACGACATCCAGATGGTGACGCATCTGACCAAGGCTGGATCGGCTTTCAAAGCGTCCAAGTTACCGCAGGCGATTTATAACCCATATTCGATCTGAAGTTAAAGCAAGAGAGGACAACGAGACATGGCAAAGACACAAGATGAGCAGTTCGCGGCAGAAGAGGCAGCTAAGCAGTATGTCTCAGGGAAGCAGCAAGCAGCATCTGATGAAAGCTTTTCTGGTATCGACTTTGACAAGACCCAGTACACGACTGCTATTATTCCGGCTCTGTCAGCTCAGGACTTTCACGCGAGTATAAATTCCTTATTGAAGCGGAAAGTTGCTAGTTGCACTCTTGCTCATACTGTCTCGATTCGTGGCACAGAGACTCGAACTGTATCGGCGATGAAACTGGACTTCAAAGCTGCCGGTCTAGAGATCCTGGAATCAGATCGTGGTCTTGAGATCTCTTACTCTGGATCAGACAGTAAGCGTTACACGTTGATCACGCCCTGGGCGAACGTTGTCGAGTTTAGATTCGAGACTTAAGCGGCTTGAGGAGAATCTTCGGAGTCTTAAGCCACGGTCATTCAAAGATCGCCCGCTAGAGTTTCCGTTCCCTCAACGTCGCGCTTGGATGGACGATCCAAGTCCACGAAAAGGGCTGTTCTGCACTCGGCGTGCCGCGAAGTCTCTCACTTTCGCTCGGTATATGTGTGAGACTAACCTCCGCTATCCAGAGAGTGTATGTCTGTACATCGCATTGACCGGCGATTCAGCGGAGAAGATCCTCTGGCACGCATTGAAGAAAATTAATCGTGAGTACAGGCTTGGGGCTAAGTTCAATGAAACGGATCGGTCGGCTACTTTTGCTAACGGCAGTGTGTCTTATCTTCTGGGTGTGGATCAAGATGAAGGGCAGAAAGACAAACTATATGGAATGAAGTTGAAGCTTGTGGGGATAGATGAGGCTCCACTTTGGAAGACGGACATCCGAAGATTCATCAACGATACCTTGGATCCGGCGACACTGGACGACCGCGGGACCATTTGTCTGATGGGTGTGGCCAATCCATACGTTAAGCGCGGGCTATTCTACGATCTTACCAAGAATTTCGATGCTAGCACGCCATTCGTGACCAAGGTACGAGATCCCGATCAAGTCAATCCGACAGGGAACTGGTCTTTTCACGGTTGGCCTGGAACGGTGAATCCGTACATAGCGAAGGAATTCCAAGAGAAGGTTGATTCCCTGATCAAAGAGAATGGTCCAGAGTTCAAACAAGTCCCGTTCTTCGTATGCAACTATCTAGGCCGATGGGCGATCGATTTGACCAAGTTGGTCTACAAGTACAGTGAGACCAATGCGTGGGACGGGACTCTGCCAGAGTATCCACAGGGTGGTTGGAGCCATACATTAGGTGTGGATCTAGGCTTTACTGATGCAACCGCGTTTACCGTGACAGCGTTTCACGATAACGATCCGGCGATGTATGTTCGTCGGTCCTTCAAACAGCCTGGATTGGATTTCACCGGCGTTGCTCAAACGATCCGCGCTCTACAGGTCCAGTACGATCCACAAATGCGGATCGTGATCGACGGTGCGAACAAGCAAGGCGTTGCTGAGATGTGCAACCGGTTGAATCTTCCATTAGAACTTGCAGATAAGCGCGGGAAAGAGGAGTTCATTGGTCTGATGAATGCAGACTTTATGACCAGTAAGATCCAGGTTTACACAGAAGACTGTGACCCTCTGATCGAGGAGTATTCCAGTTTGACATGGCGAGAGATCGAGCGCGCTGGAATGGTTACAAGGCGCGTAGAACATGGTCCTAATCATTGTTCTGACTCTGCGTTATACGCGTGGCGTGCGAACTATTCGTACTTGTTCGAAGCGATGGATGAGTACGCACCACGACCTGGCTTCGCTCGAGCTCAAGGGAAGATGGTTCAGGACGAGCGTTTGAGTGCTTTGCTTGAGCGGAATCAGCAGGAATTAGAAGATATGGATCCAAGAGACCTGGTGTCTCTTGTGATCGACCGATTGAACTGGCTTGGCGGGCGTGGCGAACGTCCAATATAGGGAAAGCTTATGCCTGGTTACGACGACAAGACAATCGAGAAGAACATTGCGGAGCATAACGAGATCTATAAGTCCGGGGTTACTCCTACCAGGAAAGATATCCGTTGGACTAGTACTGAAGGACGACAGCGGGATAAGGATATGAAGCAGTTCTGCAAGAGTAGCGGAGAAGCCGGAACCGACCCATATTTTGTCAACAGCGATGCTTATCGTGAAGGTTGGGAACGGATCTTTGGTAAGAGGAAGGATTCAGCAATAGCATTCAACGACTTCATGAAAGTAGTGAACAAGGAACCACTTGAGGGGGTTGAGTTCCCCCCGGGTCATTTGTTGAAAGCACCCCTCGTCTTCAGAATTAAACCGGGTAGTGCCGATCAAGTAGTAGGAGCGGATGATTAATGACGCCAGTAGAGATCAAAACGCTGTTCGCCATGATGCGTGAGTACAAAGTATTTCGTTTCAAGACCGGCGATGTAGACATATCGATGGAAATGGATGCTCCTGTTGGCGCGACGGCTCTTCCTGTAACCGGTGAGGAAGCGAAGTACTGGTCTGCGCCACCTGAACCCAAATCAGAAGATGACAAGATTCCGCCGACTACAACCTAACCAATGGCAATCTATCAAGGTCAGACTTCGGAGAACAGTTACGACGGATATCCCCGCGATTGGTGGAATCAGAAGGGGGATGATGCAGCCAAGTCTATCACGTCTGTTCTTCAAGTACTGAAGCGTCAGCAGCGGCATCGGATCCGACAGTTGATCGATTCTACGCGGTTGTACGGGAACCTAGCCCTTTTTGGTCCCTACGGTCCTAATCAAGTTCGACTCCGCCAGAACTACGGAAGTGTCAACATCGATCGGGTTACATTCAACCTGATTCAAGCAGTCGTGGATACGATCGTTAGCCGTCTAGGCGCAAAGAACAAGCCGAAGCCGTACTTCTTGACTACAGGTGGGACATACAAGGATGTTCGTAAAGCCAAGAAGCTGAACAAGTTCATCGACGGAATGTTTCAGGAGCTGAAGGTCTACGACCTCGGCGTCCACGCTCTCAAGATGGCCGCAGTCCATCATGACGGCATTGTCCATGTCTTCGAGAAAGATGGGCGTGTCGCGATCGAGATTGTCCCCGCGAATGAGATCCTGATCGACGAGGTTCAAGCGATCTGGGGTAAACCTCGGCAATGGCACCGTGTACATGCTGTTGATCAGCTTCAACTCGAGGCTTTATTTCCTGGCAAAGTTCAACAGATTCGAACTGCTGACAAGATTCGATATCCTGACAAGGGGATTTACCCTGGCGTAGCAGACATGATCGAAGTTCGCGAGTCGTGGCATCTTCGCTCGGGAGCGAAGAAGAAAGATGGTAAACACGTAATCACTTGCGAGAAGTTCAATCTCACCAAAGTAGAAGACTACGACGAGGATTTCTTTCCTTTTGCTGTCCTCCCCTGGTCTAAACGGTTGCATGGGTATTGGGCGCAATCGCTAGCGGAGCAGCTCGAGAATCTTCAGATTAACGTCAACCGAATGCTGATGGTGATCTCCCGAACGCTGCATCTTGCAGGAACATTCAAGATCTTTTTGAAGCAGGGATCGAAGGTCTCGAAAGAGCATCTTACGAACGAGCTCGGGCTAGTGATCACCTATAGCGGAGAGACCCCTCCGAAGTATGAGACTCCGCCTGTGTTGCAGCCCGAATGGTGGGAGACGATCGACAAATTCATCGAGCGTGCTTTCGATCAGTCTGGAATCAGCATGATGTCGGCGACCTCGAGGATTCCGGAAGGTCTCACTAGTGGTACTGCGATCCGCAGTTACGATTTTATCGAGACTGATCGCTTCCAAGAGCGTGGCAGACAGTATGAGACTTTCTTCATTGATATCGCAAAGATAGCTTTGTCCGTTGCGAGCCAGATAGCGGAGCGGGACGGGAAGTACGAAGTTAAGACTGGCAAGAAGTTCCTTCAGCCAATAGATCTCGCTGAAATCCTAGAAGACGGTTTTGACATCCACAAGGATTCGACGATCCAGGTCTTTCCGATCAGCGCGTTGGTTAAAGAGCCAGCGGGGCGTTGGCAGCAAATCCAGGAATGGATCCAAGCCGGGTTCATTGACCCTCGTACTGGCAGGCAGTTGATGAGTTTTCCAGACATCGATCGGATCGACAATCTTCAAGATGCGATGGAAGAGTGGGTCCTGATGGTTCTTGAGAAGATGGTGGATGATGGGGAAGAGTCGGATCCTGAATCGTACATGGATCCAGATCTTGCGATGACGCTCGCGCTTCAATTCTACGCCTATGGTCAGAGTCAGGAACTACCTGAAGACCGGCTAGACATGCTTCGAGTATTCATGGAGAAAGTCAGCAAGTTGAAGCAGCTTGCTGCACCGCCAGTAGCTGCACCGGGCGTAGGCTCGCCACAAGCAAATCCGACTGCACCACCAACGTCGAATTTGATACCCAACGTTCCTGCACCCGTAGGGGCAGGTGCATGAAACAGAAAACTTTGTCTGAACTGATCGCAGAGGATTGTAAGAAAACGATCCAAGAATGGGGTCTTGAGGACGAGTGGAAGAAGTACGTTTATCCGAAAGGTAGTTTCAAGTTAAAGCAAGAGAGGAAGATCAAAATGGCATGTACATGTGGACACAGTGAAGAAGAACACGGGCACGATCCCGAATATCCCGGCTCGACTAGTTGTACTGAAACGGACTGTGATTGCATTTCGTTCGAATCAGACGAGGAAAACGAGTAATGACAACACCACTTGAGGAACGAGTAGCAACTGTAGTCACGAAGGTCGAAGCAGCTAAGACAGAAGCGGCTAAGGATTCAGCTGCAACTCCTGGTGGAGATCAGCTAGTCAAGAAGGTTGAAGGGGCTACAGTGGTTACACCCGTAGCCACCGACCCTGCGAAAGCTGTATCTATACCAGCTGAACCAAAGCCTGACACTTCAAAGAAGGATTACATCAATCTTGCGAAGATGGAGGCACGGCTACAGGCTGAGCGGCGACAGCATCAAGCGGATGTCCAGGCTTTTCGCCAACAACAACTAGAGGCTGGCGACAAGGATAAGTATTGGGCCGATTTGCAGAGAAAAGCTAAGACAGATCCTGCCGGGGTAGCCAAAGAGATTGGAATTGATTACGGAAACTGGACTAGCCAGATCCTAAATAACGGCGAATCTACGGCTGATCAGAAGATCAATGCTTTGGTCGAGGAAATCCAGAATCTTCGGAATGAAGCCCAAGAAGAGAAGGACCAATCCAAGCGATTTGCGGCTGAGCGTCTAAATAGTGAAGCCATTACTACGGTTCAGAACTTCCGTGGCGAGATCAGTCAGTTTGTCGAGAGTAACGCAGAACAGTATGCTGGGATTAAATTCCTAGGCCTGCAATCCCTGGTCTACGAGTTGATCCGGGACCACTATCAGGCCCAAGGTAAGCTGCTAAGCGTTAAAGAAGCGAGCGATGTTCTCGAAGAATCAGTGATTGGTGCAGTCGATAAGTTCGTTGAAAGCAAGAAGTGGAAAGACAGAATCTCGTCTAAAGCGAAGGGTAAACCTGCCGTGATACCGGCAACCCAGAAGGAATCTAAGCAAGACGCGGATCGGGAAGTACGTACCGTAAGTAACGAGATGACAGCCGAAGCTGGCACGCCAAATCCTGAAACTGCAAAGCGGTTAAGTTTCAACGAACGGATTCAACGGACGATCGCTAGCGCAGAAGCTAAGAAGGCTGCACGCATCTAGTAGTAGGTGCTCATCCAGGACACGTACACAGATCAATCCTATCGCGCGTAGCGCGAGGAGTGTCCTTCGATGGGTGCAAGTTTCGCAGTATCTGACGCTGCATTTTTACTCAAAGAGTATTACGACTCTGATCTCCAGATCGCTGCCGATCTAATGTACGGTCAGGACGCCCACGTCCTCTTCCACCGTATTCCCAAGAATACCAAGGTCGTCGGCAAAATCGTTCCGATCCCTGTCCGATATGCTCCCGTGGCAGGTCGATCTGCGACTGCCGCAATTGCTGCCCAGAATGCACAGACCCTGCAAGGTTCTGCGTTCCAGATGGCGATCAAGACCGATTATGACTTTGCGTATATTGACGGTCGAACGCTGACGTTGGCTGCAACCAATCAAGGTGCATTTCTCTTGGATGCGGTTCCTATCGTAGATTCTGCATGGTTGAAGGTTAGCCAGTCGATTGCGTCTTCTTTGTATCGGGATGGTTCAGGTTTCATCGGACAGGTCAGTACTACGATCTCGCCCAGTACCGGTGTTCTGACTCTTCAGAATCCTGGCGATGTGGTCAATTTCGAAATCAATGATGTCCTTGAGGCTGCTACGACCACGACGGGCTCTCCTAAATCAGCTTTAGGTTTCGTTGTGAAGCGCGATGAGTCTTCGGGGACGATCACTGTGGCTACCTCATTTGGTGGATCGGCCGCGACTCCAGCTAGCTGGGCTACTGCAGACTTCTTGACGGTTCAGGGAGATCGGAATAACAAGTTTCCCGGCCTTCAAGGCTGGATTCCGATTACCGCTCCGACTACAGGGGATAACTTCCAATCTGTGGATCGAAGTGTTGATCCGACCCGCCTTGCGGGTAGCCGGTATAACGCACAAGGCCAGAATATTGCTGAAGGTTTCATCGACGGTCTAGCATTGGTCAATCGAGCTGGTGGCTTCCCCAATGAGGCTTACCTGAATCACGTCTCGTGGGCAGGTCTGGCGAAGAGCGAGACGGCGAAGATCTTCTACGATGAGCACAATCAGGATAAGGATGCGGTGATCTCATTCCCCAGCTTCCGTGTTCTTGCTGGTGGGTCAAGCCTTCGAGTCTTTGCTGATAAGTCTCAACAGCAAGGCATCGCGCACGCGTTGGATATGCGGACTTGGGAACTGATGTCGGCCGGCGATGCTCCGCATGTCGCCGAATTTGAAGATGACATGCACCAATGGAATCGCGTGCCTGGCCAAGACTTTGCGCAGTTGATGCTGCGTGCGTACCTCACGTTAGGAACTTCTGCTCCGCGAAACAATCTTGTGATCCAACTGCCTCAGTAAGCACGGCCGGATCAGGATAGGGATGTATGGGTAAAAATAGAACGCTGGAATTGCCCAACGCGCACAAGCGCCCAGAGCTAGAGGTGATTTGTGGGGGATAGGCGTTGGAACTTGGTGTCGTACCACCTTGAGCCGAATAAGGTTACGATATTTTGCCAATTCACTGTCGGGGCTACTGGCGCTCCGACTCTGATGCAGTACAACTACAAAACGGGCCTTTACACCCCAGCGCCGACCCCCGGGGCTACGAACACGTTTGGCACTCAAGCGGGAGCTCGTGGCGTTCTGTCCCTAGTTCGTAACTCCGTCGGAAATTACACGATCAAGCTTCAGCAATCCTTCACTCGTTTTCTGCAAGGATTGGTTGCATACAAGACCCTAGGAACGTCTGTTTACCCTGATACGACCTTTCCCTTCCCCGAATCGACGATCCGTCTTCCGGTCAGCTCGTTTACGACCAACGCGCAGAGTGGGACTGTCACTATCGCGTCCATTACGGAGTCCGGGAATACGGTCACTGTGACTACAGGGAGTGCGCCCACCCCTGCGTTCGCAGTTGGTCAATTGGTCCAAATCTCGGGAGCAAATATCACTGGTCCAGTTGTTACTGGGCAAGCCGCGTACAACGGTGTGTATACGATTACGTCTGTGATTAGCACGACATCTTTTACGTACACTTGTTCGGAGAACGGTCTGGCGGCTGGAACGGCTGCCGGAACTGCTCAAATTTTGGCCGGATCTCCGGGTCCATTCCTTACTGTGCAATTCTTGAACCCCACTTCAGGCGCGGCCATCGAGTTGGCCAATGGTGATATCGTCGACTGTGAATTCGACCTCGGCATCGGATCTGGGACCTAATCGTGGCCGTTACTGGAACCATCGCACTGAGTGCTTCAACGGTCCAAGCAAACCAGCCGTTCGGTGTGGTCCTATCGCTTGCGAACGGTGGCGCTCAGCCGGTCAACGTCCTAGCGATCGTTCCTCGGATTCAGTCTACACCGTTGAATGCGACTCCCGCCGCAGTTCCAGGATTCTCTGGACAGCCGAACGTTCCCGCTACGAACATGTCGATCGCTGGCGGCGCGACTAATACATACAACTGGGTGGATATCATCCATGGTCCGTTTCTTAAGACTGGGGAAGCGAACGATCTGACACCACAGTTGACGGCAATCGGGATTACTTCGATTACTCAAGTCGGCAACCTCTGTACGTGCACTACGTCTAGTGTTCATGGGTTTCCTACGACCGTGCCAGGCCCCGGGCAGGGATTGGTAGTCAATATCTCTGGGAACACGATCGGTGGTTCAGTTCCGATCGTCCCTGCTGGCTACAACGGCATTTTCCCGGTCGTCGCCGTCCCTAGCACTACGACGTTCACTTTCAACGCTCCAACACCTAATCAAAACGCTGGTGGCGCAGCCGGGACCTGCCAACTGATGGGCGGCTGGGTCTACGCAATCGATGCTTATGTCACATTCTCTGATTCCACTAGCATCTTTGCTACTGCTACAAATGTCACTGTTTTGGCACCTACTTTCTAAGGCTTACGCCTCATGGCAATTACAGCTACTCTCAGTGTCGATCGAGATAGTATCACGAATGGGCTACCGTGCCGCTTCACTCTTGTCGTGGCAAATACCGGCGCTTCTCCGGTGAATATTCTGGATATCGACACGACCGACTTGAGCGCCAACGCTACATTGATAGCGACAGATGGTCCACGTTCAGCTCTGGCGATGGGGCAGACTGGCTTTGCTCCTAGCGGAACGGTTGCTTCTCAGACAAAACAAGTTCCTGCTAGTGGTTCGGTCACTCTAGGATGGGCTGGAACGTACTTCTCTAGTCCCCAAGGTCCAAGAAACGCTTCACAGCCTTCTAGCTATACAACTGGGGTCATAGTTCGTACCGACGATGGTTCTGTGACGGCTAGCAATACGTTGACGATCGCAGCGTCTCCCGCGTTCGATTTCAATACAGGCGTTCAACCAGGCGGATATCCCCAGTTGCCGGTAGTTGGTCAGGGACGGTTCGATCTCAATATCACCGGTAGTCCTATGGTTGCAGTACTATTTCCGGGGGCGCCCGCGTAATGCGTCAAATAAGGTAGGTCAATCAAATGGGAATGACAGTAGGCGACAAAGCAGGCAACCCGGTCGTACTTTCGCACAGCTCGAGCGATCCGTGCTTCTCAGGCGCGTTCCTCGTTCCGGCCGCTCAATCCGCCGCGGGTGTTCTTGTGTCGTGGACCGGGGCAGCTGGATTTGTTACTCGGTTGAAATGGATCAAGCTGACTCTTCGTTCAGGTACTGCAGCCTCTGGTGTAGTTGCGACGCTTGAACGGAGAAGTACAGCGACGACCGGTGGTGCAACTACGGCTACTACGACTACGCTTGGCAAGCACGATCCTGTGAACGATACTACGGCACAGCAAACGACTGTGACGCACTATTACAATGCAACCCCCTCCGCACCAACTCCGGGTACGTTGTCGAATACGATGCGGACGGACCCTCTCGCTACGAGTTCAACTACTGCTGATGCTGTACTTGTAGTGGCGGAATGGAACTTCACGACCCGTGGTGATAAACCCCCCACAATGCGTGGTACGTCGGACTTCGTGACTCTCTCATTATCTGCTGTGTTGCCGACCGCGACTAACTTGCATGTCGAGTACGAGTTCGAAGAGGCGACGACCTAGTCGGTCGAGTCGCCGATGCATCCGGCTCTCCATGGTCTTTTATCACAGCACCCCGGCCGTATGGCTGAAGGCGGAGCTGTGGATGATGGCGACGGCGAACAGATGCCGGACGGTCTGCATGAGATTGCGGCAGAGCTCATCTCTGCGGTCCATGCTGGAGATCCTGCGAAAGTCGCTGAGTGTCTCGAGGATGCTTTCGAGATGCTTGAGATGATGCCGCATAGCGAAGCTGAGGCGCCGCACGAGGAAGACTAGGCCGTCTAAACTAGAGAGGTATTAGATGGCTTTGCTTCCTTCCTGTCATCCTGAACGTAAACATTGCGCACACGGTATGTGCAGGCCATGTTATCATAGTCGTTACGGGCGAAACCCAGAAGTTAAAGCCCGCCGTAAAGTACAGCGATTCAGGCATAAGCCCAGAGAGCGGATTTTACAGAACGAACGTAACCGCGATCCTGAAATCAAGGCAGCGCATAAGGCGTACGCACTGAAGCGTAATTTCGGGATCAGTTCCAAAGAATACAATCGATTGTTTCTGGAACAAAACGGTTGCTGTGCAATCTGTTCTATTCCACAAGCAGATCTGAAACTCAGCCTTGCAGTAGATCACGATCATACTATCAATCGGGTTCGAGGATTGCTTTGTGGTAACTGCAATCGAGGGCTCGGAATGTTTCAGGATGCTACATCGTTGCTGCTTAAAGCCAGCGAGTACCTCGACAAACACCGACCGCAGTTACAAGTGGTGCAATAATGGCTCTTTTACCTGGACAGACCAACCTCGGGGCTATACGTACTACAATACGCCAAAGAACAGATAAGGTGAACAGCGCCTTTGTTTTGGATGCTGAGTTGAACGGCTGGATTAACTCGAGCATTCAAGAGGTTTATGATTTACTGATTGGGGCGTACGGGGAGGACTACTATTCACAGCTCCCCCCATACCTGATTACGACAGACGGCGTCAACGACAAGTACAACCTGCCAGATGGTTCTAGTACGTATACTCTTCCGTTGCCTGCGGGAGGGGCTGCCCCAACTAGTACGATCACAAATGCGACTCAGTCTGGCACGCTAGTTACCCTTACTACGTCGGCTGTACATCTCTTGAGTTCTGGACAACTGGTGACGATTGCTGGAGTCGGCGTATCAGGATACAACGGTACGTTTTTGGTCGTGTCTGTTCCTAGCGGGACTACGTTTACATATAACACTGCGTCAGGATTGGCCAACAGTAGCGGCGGAACGGCACAAGTAACGGCTACACCCTTCTACAAGCTGATCGGCGTGGACCATCAGATCGTGGGCACTCCGGGAGCCCCTAACGGAATCTACGTTCGTGTTCAGCGTTTCAAGATGGCAGAGAGAAATCAGTACGCGTTCCCCATTTGGACGAACCATTGGTATGGCAACATCGTCCTCAAATACCATCTCCAGAATACGAATCCTGCGCAGTTATGGATTATTCCGCTACCGCCGGGAGGGCGTACGATCCGTGTGCTGTACGCTCCGCGATTCGTTCCTCTGGTCAATGATGTGGACATATTTGACGGAATCAACGGCTGGGAAGAGTACGTAGTTGCAGATGTGATGATCAAAGTTCTTCAGAAAGAGGAGTCAGACGTTTCTGTCCCCGCAGCAGTGAAGCGAGAGTTGCTGGAGAGAATCAAGGACATCGCCGATACGAGAGACATCGGTAGCCCTTCGACGGTTGTGGATGTATACCGAGCCGACTTCCCCGGGTTCGGCTTTGACCACGGCGGAGGTTCAGACTTCTGATGTCTACGCGAGATCTCCAAAAGATACAGATCGAGAAGTTGGATGATGTGAATCGGCTGCAGGATGCGTGGATCGCAGTACTGCGTCCATTCCTTAAGCCCGTACCTGCTACAACTATCATTTGGATCAACATCGGTAGCTCGGGTGCTCCATCTTTTCAGAATAGTTGGGTAAACTTTGACAGTACCCGAACTATCAGTTTTTCGAAAGATAGTCTTGGGTGGGTCCGTTTGCGGGGCGTTGCTAAATCGGGGACTGTTAGTACCACAATTTTCACTTTGCCGTCTGGGTTTAGGCCGAAGCGTAACATGACTTTTGTCGGTGATAGTAACAATGCGTATCAAACAGTGGGTGTGAATTCAAATGGAAACGTCTTTCAAGGGACATCGGGTACACCAAGTAACGCCTGGCAGTTCCTAGACGGTATCCACTTCTTGGCTGAGAATTAAAGGTAAAGTCGATGGCTACTCCATTCATGAATCTGACGTTACCCACCGTATCAATCACGATCGGTCCGACATGGGCAGCACAGTTGAACATTGTGCTAACTTCGATTGATTCACACCAGCATACTCCCGGAACGGGCCAGTTGATTCCGAGCGCTGGCCTGAACATCAATGCGGATCTTGGATTTAGCAACTTCAATGCGACTACACTGCGAACTACTCGATTCTTCAATCAATTTGCACCGCTAGCACTGCCGACGGATATCAATTGCTTGTTCGTTTCAGGAGGCGAACTCTGGTTTAACAATCAAGCCGGCGTACCTCTGCAGCTGACCTCGAACGGATCTCTTAGCGTTGGTTCTATTGGTGGAATCACAGGCCTCGGAGGAACCTCGGCAGCGTTAACTTATAATTCAGGAATCGGGACATTCATCTTTACGCAGAATCCGAATCAAGCTGCGAACATAGACGTAGGAAACGTGATTATCCGGAATCCGATCGGAACGGGCAATCCAGGTGTGACTCTGTCTGTTGGTACTCTGAGCGGTGCATATGCATTGACGTTCGCAAGCGCGCTTCCGGCTTCTACGTCTTTTTTGACGAGTACAGCTGCAGGACAGCTGGGCTACATCGCTACGCTTGGTGTGTTGACTACTGCAAATCTGTCGGCTTCAGCGGGCATCTTAGGATCTCAGTTATCCGCCTCCGCCGGTATCGTGGGAACGCAACTGTCAGCATCTGCCGGTATTGTTGGTGGGCAGTTAGCAAACTCGACAGTAACTGGATCGAAGATTGCTAGCGCGACGATAACACGTGCAAACGAAGCAGCAGTGGGTCAACAAATTAGCGCGAGTTGCGGAAATTTCGGTGTAACAACTACCCCAACTGCTGTGACTAACTTGAGTGTTACTTTGACCACTACAGGCCGCCCTGTAATTGTGATCATTCAACCCGATACGTCAGGAGCGAGTGATATTATTATTGGATCTGCTCAGAATATGGTGGTGACAATTCAGCGCGACGCTACTACTATTGGAGCGTGGACTTTTGGGACAGTGGCTGCAAGTCCCCAGCTTTTTGCTAGTTCGAGTACGATTATGATTGATGCTCCGGGATCGGGATCTCATACTTGGACAGTTCTTGCTGCAATGAACACCGGGACAAATCAATTTCAGAATTGGGTCCTGGCTGCGTATGAACTGTAAGGCTGATCAATGGCCCTTGCTACCAATGTCTTCAGCGTACAACTTCGGCGCGGTCTAGACACTAAGACTGATTCGAAGTTGGTTATTGCGGGGAAGCTCCTAGTTCTTGAGAATGGCGTATTCTCTAGACCCGGGGTGATTACCAAGCGTCCTGGCTATCAGTTGCTATCGAATACGCTGCAAGTTCCTCTATCGGTTAACCAGACGACTCTGGCAAATGGCCAGGGGTTGTTCACATTCAATTCAGAGCTACTGGAGGCAAATCCCAACACTCTGTTTAGCTATAACGGTTTGACTCAGACTTGGCTGAGTAAAGGATCGTTGTACAGTACCTATGTGACTCAGAAAGCGATCACTCGGAATACTCTCCAGCAGACTCAGCAAGATAGTACGACACACCCGGCTGGAATCGAAGTCTATGCTTATGAAGATTCAGGCGGCGGAGTGCGCTATTCGATCGTAGACAAGATCACAGGACAGCAGATCATCAACAATGCGGTAGTCAATGCAAACGCTGTCAAGCCAAAGGTCCTCAGTCTTGGCGTCAATGTCCTGATCCTGTATTATAACAGCAGCGACACCAAGCTGTACATGGCGGTAATTCCTAGCACGTCCCCCACTACTGCACTCTCTCCGGTGGCATTAACGAATACGGGCGTATCTAACAGCGCGGTCAATACGACCAATCCGAATTATGATGCGACCGTGTTTGGAACCAGTTTGTATGTCGCTTTCAATACGACGAACAGCACAACGACGATCTTTAAGATGGCTTCGGGTGCACCGACGGCAGTTACAAACCAAGTCTCTACGGCGTTCGATAACGGAGCTTCCCTAGCTTTGACACTCTTTGCTGATGTCAACGGCGGTGGGGTTGTGTGGGCAGGCTCCGACGCTGCAGCGGTACGCATGCGGGTCTGGGATTCATCGCTGAAGATTCAAACATTGATTACGGTCGAGACTGGTGGGAATGCTTCTTCATTGACTGGAATCACACAGACGACACCCGCGCGATTGACTTTGTTCTATACCGTATCGGCGGCGCAGACGTATAACTACTTTACTAAGCAGGCCCAGTACACGCAGATCCTTGGTCCTCCTGGGATACTCCTCTGGATTGGTGGATCGTTCATGCCGTATACGAGTCCGGGATATCTGATTGATTCCGGATTCCCTAAGGTCTTCTTCAGGAGTCTTGCCCTCGCAGGTAAAGCGTTCCTGTACCAAAATCTCCCATATGTTCCTCTGACTTATCAGAGTCCATTGCAGCCGACGTACTTCTTTGCAGATACGAATGGTAACTTTGTCGGTAAGGTCTTGTCTGGATTAGGCGGGGGCATTCCGACGCGAAATAGTCTGGGAACGTCGCTTCTCGCAGAGAGCAACCAAGTTTCTACTAGCCTGTTCCAATTCTCATTCCTTGCGAAGAGCACGCTGGCCACTCAAAACGGCACGTTGTTGACTCGATCGGGCGTTCAGGCGACATCCCTAGACTTCTTCGATCCTTTGAACAGCTATCTCAGATTGCAAGCAGGATCAACGTTGCTGTTCTCTGGAGGCATCCCGTCCATTTATGACGGAGTCAGTGTCATCGAACAGAACTTTCTGATTTATCCAGAGCCTGTTACTGCTACGACCAGTGCATCCGGAGGGACCGTTCTTGCAGGGACTTACCAATATATCGCCATCTATACATGGCCAGATGGTCAGGGCGTCTTGCACCGGTCTACCCCCTCTATCGCTACGGCGAATCTTACGACTTCTGGATCGACCAGTTCAAATACGGTAACGATCCCAACTCTTCGCGCTACAGCAAAGCTTGGAGCCCGAACGCCGATTAATGTCGAAGTCTATCGGAATGCCGGAGAGACGGGGGGGACGGTATTTTATCAAGTTACGTCGGTAACTGCGCCACTTCAAAACAGCGTCACGGTCGACACTGTCCAATTCGTAGATACGTTGCCAGACGCCAGTATCATCGGGAATAACACGTTGTACACGACGGGTGGAATCATTCCGGACGGTCCACCCAATCCGTTTAGCAGCATGACAATTCATCGGAACCGGGTATGGGCGCTTGACAGTAGTAATCCACTACAGCTGTGGTTCAGTAAGCCGATCATTCCAGGAGCTACACCAGTCGAATTCTCTCCATTCTTCACATTGAACATTGACTCGAAGGGCGGACGAGCGTTTGCTATAGCATCTCTGGATGAGAAGTTGATCATCTTCCGCGCCAACTCGATCGGCTTCACTTACGGAGATGGTCCTGATAATACGGGTAATGGTACGTTTGCCGATGTAATTCCGATCGTCGGTGCGGATACGGGTACTAGCAATCCGAGAAGCGTGGTCTTAGTTCCAAAAGGCTTGATGTTTGATTCACCTAAAGGGAAGTATCTATTGACCCGGGGATTGACACTGGAGTACGTCGGAGCGGACGTAGAAGCGTTCAACGGAATCCCAGTGACTAGTACCCAGCTAGTTCCTAATACGAACCAAGTTCGTTTCGCTCTGAACAATGGCACGGTCCTGATGTTTGACTACTTCGTCAATGAATGGTCCGTGCATACGAATGTGAACAGCGTTGACAGTGTACTTTTTCAGAACTTGTATACATTCCTACGTACTGATGGTGCAGTCCTTCAAGAGACTCCAGGATTGTTCCTGGATGCAGGCAGTCCGATCAAACTTCGATTGACAACCGGTTGGCTACAATTCGCTGGCCTTCAGGGATTCAAGCGCGTTCGGAAGATATATATCCTAGGCGAACAGAGTGCGCCCCATACGATGCAGTTGAGTCTTGCTTATAACTTCGATCCTAGTGTGATTCAGAGCTCAATAGTTACCCCAGCTTCTCCAACGACTTATGGATCGGATGCGAACTTCGGCAGCGGATCTCCCTACGGGGGAGGATTCCCCTTGTATCAATTCAGGATCGATCCTACTCAACAGCTGTGTGAGGCAATCCAATTGTCGATCGAAGATATCAACGATTCAGGCAGCCTGTCTCTAGCAGCGATCTTGTTAGAGTGTGGACTCAAGGGACGCGGCTTCAAGTTACCGGCTACAGCACAAACGTAGACCGTCTAAAGAGATGAGGAACTAAATGGCGGGTGAAATCGGGAGTGCTCTGGGCGGTGCAGGAACTGGCGCAGCGATCGGTAGTGTCATCCCTGGAATCGGTACAGCGATTGGTGGCCTAGTTGGTGGTGTTGGCGGCTTACTCGGTAGTCTGTTCGGAGGTAACACTCGGTACTCGAATTACGAACAGGCGATCGAGCGTGGCAAGACGTTAGCGCCTCAAAGTGGATTTCAAACCACACCCTTAGACGAGGAAAGCTACCGGAAACTTATTGCAGCCCTACAGCTACAAGCTACGACAGGAGGCGCTCAAGCCGGCGAATCTCGCGAACAGCAGATGCAGTTCGTTAAGGCTTTACAGGATCAAGCCGCTGGTCGTGGACCGTCGTTAGCTCAAACACAGTTAACTCAAGCTGCCGATGCAGCTACGAAGAAGTCCGCTGGACTGATCGGCAGTACAACTGGCATCAATCCCGCGCTTCAGGCGCGGATGATTGCGGAGAGTGGTGCGAATACTCAGCTAGGCCTAGCTGGTGAGTCTGGGCGATTAAGACTACAGGAACAACTGAGTACAGAAGGGCTGTTGAATCAAGCACTGGCTTCCGCTCGTGGCGGAGATCTAGCGACACAGCAGGCTGCACTGACTGGTGTTGGTACAGCAGGTCAGTTAGCTGGATCTGAGCAACAACGAGTCCTCGAGCAACAACGATTACAGGAGCAAGTAGCTCGAGGCAATCAAGAAGCCCAACTGCGCGCTGCAGAACTGAACGCTCAGATGCAAGAATCCAACGCCGGGAGAGCTACAGCCCAATCAAATCTGCGGACTGGGGGATTGCTTAGCGGTATTGGATCTGCGGCTGCTATGGTTCCTGGGATGTTTGGGGGCGGGGGAGGAACGGGGGGAAGCACACCCGATATGACGCCGATCAGCATTGCGCGCGGTGGAATGATCCCAGGTAAGGATTCAGAAGAGTATGACAACGTCCACGCGATGTTATCGCCAGGCGAGATCGTACTCCCGCGGTCTGTTACTCAGAAGGGCGATGCTCCTGATCGAGCGGCACAGTTCGTGGCTGAAATTCAGAAACGTGCGAAGGGCGGCAAGGTTGCAACTAAAGAACCTAACTATGGCCCTGTCTTAGCCAAACTGAAGCGGATCAAGATGGAACTTGCGGCGTTAGGGGTCTAGGATGGCGAAGACGAATTATAAGGTCAAAGAACATCCTGATCACTACGAAGTAGATGACGGTAAAGGACCATTCAAGATCGCGAAGCAAGCGATTCCAGAGAATCTGCATGCACATATCCGAAAGATGGCAGGTGGCGGAGATGTTGAAGTAGACCCATCTACAGGTGCCCCAACGATGGAAAGTCCCGGCATATCTTCTGCAGTTGGTCGTGTTGGTGAAAAGATATTTGGCCGAGAACTACAATCACCGGAGCCAACAGGCGCAACCGGCTCGTTTGAGATGCCTGAAGGACCACAGGTTCCGATGGGAAGTGTTCAAACACCTTCAGGAACAGTGACGCCCGAACAAACGACTGCGGCTGCAACTACATCTAGACCTACAAAACCAGGTGAAGGCAGCGCTATGCAGTCGTTTGAGAAAGCAGAGAAGGGTCAAGAAGCGGCGGCGCAAGCACAAGCAGACGTGGCAATCAAACAGGGGGCGGCTCAAGCAGTTCTTCAGCATCAATCTCTCGAGGCACAAGACCAGTTCAACAAGTCTGAGGATGCCAAGGAATCGGCGCATCAAGCCGAACTTGGGAAAGCAATCCAGGACTTCAAGGCTGGTAAGATCAATCCTAACCAGTTGTGGGAGAACTCTGATTTCGGATCGAAAGCGTCCGCACTCATCGGAGTTGTTCTAGGTGGAATCGGAGCGGCTTATACTGGTGGGCCTAATCAAGCTCTTGGAGTCGTTCAAAAACAGATTGATCGAAACATTGATGCGCAGGTCAAGAACAAGCAGAACCAAGAGTCAATGATCAATGTGTTGATGCGTCAAGGTTATGACATGCGTCAAGCCCGTGGTGTAGCTGAAGCGCGAATGAAAGATCGATTAGCTGGCCAGATAGAAGCATCGGCGTCCGATTTCTTAGGCGATAAGGCTCAAGCGGCGGCACAGACTACTATCGCGGCACTACGATCAGATTCAGTCCTCAAAAAACAGCAGATGCGTGCTGAAGGACTGGACATGACTCTCAAGAACCTTCAAGTCCAGAGCGCACGAGTTGGGATTCAAAACAAAGAGTTTGAGCGCGTTGCTAATGCTCAATTGCTATCAGGCAAACCCGTCGATCCTTATCTCATGTCCTATCTTTCTCCTGAGATGCAAAAGCGATTCGGGCCGAATGCAGAAGAAGTAGGTGCGCACGAAGCGTTGGGTGCTGCAAGTGCTGCGGACATCAATCCCCTGCTGGCCAAGATTCCGTTTAGTGCTTCTAAAGCAGAACGAGAAGCACATGCGGGGAACGTGGCAGCCCGCTATCTCAAGATGCAGGGACAGGATCCATCAAAGCGGAATCCGATGTGGGAAGTGTTACACAACGCGGGTCTCGATCTAAGTTCGCCGATCACAGAGAAACAGAACAAGGCAACCGCGTTCTTCATGGATCTTGAAAGACAGAACAAACAGAAGCGAGCATTAGGCCTGGTTTCGGCTCCCGCGGCTGCCCAACCCGCCGAATCCGAGTCATAGCATCGTGGCCGATATCCTTGTGGTTGGTCCAGGTGGTAAGGTTGTCCCCGTTCCAACGGAACACGCAGCCCAATATGCAGCCGTCGGGTATCCGGCAGCCAACGAACGCCAAATTGCGGACTACAAGCGAGACCAGGAGTTTTCAACCCCCGGTCAACAGTTGGTTACCGGCCTAGAAGCCGCCGGTTCTACGGCTACATTCGGACTGAGTACGCATCTTGAGAAAGCTTTAGGCGTTAATCCAGAAGATATTGCGACTCGAGAACGGGTCAATCCAATAGCTCATGGTTTAGGCACTGCGGCAGGTTTCGTCGTTCCTGGCCTGATCCCGGGAATTGGGGAGTTGACTGCACCCGGATTGATCTCCCGAGCAGGTCGCGGCGTAGCCGCGAGGGTTGGAGCAGCCCTGCCCGAAGCTACTGGACTCCTCGGCAGGGCTGCCGCTAGAGCGGCCGAATTGGGCTCAGGAAGCGCGATCGAGGGGGGCCTATGGGCAACAGGCCAGGTAGTGCACGAAAAGGCCCTGAATCCCCAACTAAGCGCGGAGAACGCCCTTCATACCATAGGGTTAGGAGTTGTTCTGGGTGGTTCACTCGGCGGAGCCCTTGGGACTGCTACAGAGGCTGTGCCCGCGGCGATTTCTAAGGCTAAAGGCATCATCTTTGGTGCTGAGAAAGAGCCGGGGGTATATGCCAAGCTGGCCGGCAAGTTCTACAAGGAAGAACCTCAGACAATTCAGGATATCATCTACTCCAAGGGACAAACGCTGTCAAATCCGAAGGTTCGGGCCGAATTCTCAAAGAAACTGGCGGAGGGCTTAGAAGACCGGATTAACGCGGATAACTCGGCGTTGGATGTATACGAGAAGCACATCCAGCCGACTGTGGCTGAGGATCTCCATAATGCAGTCCTGACTAATGCTGAGTCGCATGCTGCCAAAGTGGAGGATCTTCTTGAACAATTTGGCACTAAAGGTAAACTAGATTCGCGGAAAATAGATACATTTCTCAAAGATACGGTCGCTGAAGGTCGACCGATAGATACCGAGCTGTTTGACTCCTGGCACCAGAGTAGTCAGGATCTGCACTCTCAGATTGAGGCAGCTCATAAGTATGTTCCGACGGGGGAATACAATCCGGATGCAGTCAAATCAGTTGCCAGCAAGACTGCCGACCTTGTAGAAGATGCTCGTAAGCAGGCCTCCTTAGCACAGGCTGTAGAGCGAATCGGTAGTGGGGGCGAAGGTGGGATCGGAAGCCTTGCAGAGTCATTAGGCGGCTCTATGGCACTAGGTCACGTCATTCCCGGAATCGGGCATCTTGTAGGTGCGACTTTAGGACCAGTCCATTCGGCGGGGAAGCTTCTGAATCCAACGCGTGCAGCCGAGGTTCTGGGATGGTTCGAGCGAGCCAATACTGCGGCAGAAAAAGCTCTTGGACGCAGTGTGTCAGATCTCGTGAAGCCAGTGGGCGAAGCTGTTGAGCGACGCGTTGGAAAAACTGCTGCACAGATCGCTAATAAGTTTGACAAGGAAACCCCACCGCTACGAATGTTAGCCGGCGACCCTGAGGAATTGATGAATCGGATGTCCCGAGCGACGGAGCATTTTTCCGAGCACGCACCAACGATCGCCCAGAATCTACAGATTACGACCGGAAATGCTCTCTCGTTTGTCGCATCGAAGATTCCACCATCCATCAAAGATGGTCCATTGGGCCATGAGATCCTGCCCACTCATGCCGCAATGTTGAAGTTCAACCGATACCACGATGCAGTCAATGATCCCTTGAGTGTCATCAAGAATCCGACCCCTGAAGGTCTTGAGACACTACAGACTGTTTATCCTCAGTACCTCCAGCAGGCGCGCACAGCCCTGCTTGAGAAGATCACGAACACGCGGCAGCCGATTCCATACCAGAGTCGGATGAGGATCTCTGACTTGTTAGGACAACCCGCAGATTGGTCTATGAGTCAGCCTGGTATCCAAGCCATTCAAACCAGTCTCGCGGCAACCAAGATGCCCCCAGCTACGCCGCCGATGGGCGGAACTCCCAAAGGCGGCAGTAAAGCGAAGGCTGTCAAGCACTCCCAACACAGTATGACCCCCCAGCAAGCTTCACTTCAATCAGACCGTAAGTAGCCGTAACCAGCGTCTAAACTATAGAGGTTTTATGCCAGGAAAACACGGATTCACATCCAAAGCGCAGCAAGGGAAGATCTTCGCTATGCAAAGTCGCGGAGAACTCCCCAAGGGAACAGCGACGCGCATGTCTAACGAAACGTTAAGTTTCAAGAAACTTCCGCAGTATGCATTCAAAGGTGGCGTGGCTTCGTCTGAGCACACCGATCGATACTCCGGCAGAGAGTACGGGATGGCGCAAGGCGGACCGGTTTACAAGATGCGTCCTGATGAGTTCAAAGCACGCTATCCGAGCGAACAATATGGAGGACCTGTAGATATGCAGGCCGCAGACGGCGGAGAAGTAGACCCACATGCTGTGGAACTGTTACGCCGAGCTTTAGCCAGAAAAGGTGCTGGAATGGCTTACGGCGGCACAGCCGATGGCGACGAAGCTTTAGCGCGCCATCCAGACGAGGAATATGGCGATGCTGTAGACGAGAGCATGATGGCCGGTGGGGAAGTCACATGTCCTAACTGTGGACATCGCTACGCACATGGAGGCAATATCGGTCGGCATATGCAGCCAGGATTCCAAGACATGGATCCTGAAACCGCTGATCGTGAGGCGGATCTTCACCTCGGTAAAGCTCTCCTCACGCATAAACACAAACTAGGGGTCTAACATGGGTACTTATCCCGCTGGAGTAGGACCACCGATCTACGTAGAACGTTCCGCACTGACCCGTGCTGATCCTGCGAACGTTCCCACTAGTCCGAATACGGCTAAAGCTCCCGGAGATCAAGGAGTGGGTAGCCCAGTTGTGGGGGATGGAATCGACCTCGCTCAAACCAAGGCAGTTTCGGTGACTATCCAAGCCAACCCTAATCAAACACTGTCAGGTGGTGGAGCGTTATGGTGCTGGATCCTCGATCAATCTCTTCCGACTCCAGCTTGGGCACGATGTCCCGAACTCGACTTAAGCATGGCCTGGCCAGCGACCAATGGCGTAACAGCCACAGTTAAGCAGACTCGAGTCTTCCCGTCGTTACGTATCCCAGTTCGTGGTGGGAATCGGCTGATCTACGCTCCACAGAGTGTGACTGTATCCGGTGGTACAGATGTCCTGATCAAGATCGTTGGATTCGACGGTCAGTATCCATCCTAGTCATGCTACAGCGCAAACCTCACGATAAACCTAACTGTCAATGTGCTCCGTGCAAGGAATGGCTAGAGGCTTGGAAGAAGTCGGTTATTGAGGATCGGGAGTTAGAGTTGGCTATCCTCGAGTATCGGAAGCAAGAGCTTGAGACCGAACTGAAGACATTGAAATCAGCTGGAACTAGTCTAGTCATTCCATGAGCGAAGCGTCATGATCGATAAGGAAGTAATGCACATCCTTCTTGAAGTGGGATTGCTTGTCGGTTTGGGCGGAATCGGTTGGTTCCTGAAGACAGTAGGGAAGAGTTTGGTAGAGTTGAATATTGCGATGGCAACTCTACACCAGAAAGTAATGGACCATATCGCAGACACACGAGTTCACAATGTTCAAAGCCCTGCTCTGTCTCTTCCTAATCAGCGCTCCGTGTCGCGCCGAAGACGCTCCTCCTAAAGACTTCCCGACTAAGCTGTCGATTGAATTAGAAGACGTCACACCGTCTGCAGTCAACGCGATCGTGTCCAAGCTAGATGAAATAGAGAAAACTGGCACGACTCAGGAGATTTGGCTTCGATTGAACTCCTATGGTGGTGACGTTGAATCAGGACAGCGGTTGATTGCTCGGCTCGAGCAGGTTCAGATTCCGGTCATCTGTGTTGCGGATTTCAAAGCAATGTCGATGGCTGCACTAATACTCGAGAGTCCTGGATGCAAGACGCGGTTGATGACCGATAGGACTATATTAATGTTCCATCATGCCTCAGTGGGTGGAGTCAGCGGCAATAGTGACACGCTGTTGATGTTCCTGAATTGGCTTACTCGATTAGACGGCAGTATGGCTAGGATGTGTGCGAAGCGGATGGGAATGACGCCGGAAGCCTTTGAAACAAGGAGTTCCAAGACATGGTTCCTAGATGTTGATGAGGCGAAGCAATTCCACGCGATCGATGACACCGTGGATTCCCTGAAGATCCCGCCTCCGATCAAACTGGACGAACCGAAGAGTCCGCTCTGGTTCTTATGATCGCGACATGGAAAAAGATCTTAGTCTTCTTCAAGTTGTATGAACTCGACAATCAAGCATTGAGTCTGACTTCGATCGCTATGTGGCTAGTCCTAGTTAGACTCGCAATGGCTTCACAACCTTCAATAGCCGACCTAACCGCGTTCTTCTTGGCTTGTCTAGCTCGTGGTCACCAGAAAGAGTTGGAGTCTCGTGGCAGATAACAGCAAGATGCTGATCAGCTCAAACGGTATTACCTTCATCGCTCGGCACGAAGGGCTACGCCTAGAGAGGTACTTAGATCAAGCTGGCAATCCGACGATTGGCTATGGCCATCTGATCTTGCCTGGAGAGATGTACGACACGATCACAGAGGAACAGGCACGGACGCTTCTCGCTCAAGATAGTGAAGAAGCTCAGACCGCTGTACGGATCTTGGTATTTCACCCACTTCTCCAAAATCAGTTCGACGCACTCGTAGACTTCACGTTCAATCTCGGAGCTCATAATCTTGCCAAGAGCGGACTACGTCGGCACATCAACTCTGGGATGCCTATCCTGCTTCTCACTGGAGAACATTACTGTCTGAGTCTTGGTGTTCATGGCTCATTCCTCATCGAAATGATCGTAGAAGTACATCCCGACGAACGCACCGATCAAAGAGACTAAGATCGCAGCAAACATCAACGCTCGTCCATCCAGTTCCCAGTGCATCGTAAAGATACGTTGGAACATCTGCATCAGTGGATCAGGCGGGCCGATCATTTGAGGGCGCGGATGGCATCCTCGACGCGCAATAAATTCACCTTCCACGTCAGTGTCTGGATTGCGAAATGCACAATCTTCGCTGCTTCCTCGAGAGCCTCGGCGCGGGCAAAAGTGATAGCGTCCTGGACCCTAAAGCCGCAGAGTTTCGCTGACTCCATCAGGTCCTGCTCATGCTTTTTCCCCTGTTCTCGCAGCACGCGGATTTCTGCTGCGCCCTTTTTAAGAAGTTCTTGACACAGCGGGCTGCCGCACCAGTTAGGATTCGCCGCATTCTTCAAATCTTCGTCAGTCATACGACCCTCGCCAATGTACGCCCAAGGTTCAGTTTCTGATGCCTTATCTTCCAGCACTCGTCGCACCACAGTCCATGAGGAACCATCCCTTGATACCTTAGGGCTAGTGCTGCACCCTTCTGTGCACAGCCACGACACTTCCTAGAGATAGTCTTGATGATCATCGGCAGACACCAAAAGCAAGAAACAGTACGACGAGGAGACCAACAGCACCCACGAACACTTCAATCTTTGCTCTGAAGCGAATAGCTTCGAGACACTGTGCATCACAACCCCGCCAAGAATGAATCTTTCGGCAATTTTGCATCATCGGTAGAATCCCAAGATCCAGAGGATCAGAATCAAAGCTAAGGCGACTTCGAATAAGAGACCAGCTGTCTTCACTTGTACTCCTCAATATCCCCATTTTCCTCGATCTTCTGGTTCTCATACGGCACGACAGCGCGGCGGTAGAACTCGGAATAAACGTTCGAAAGCACCCCACTGATTCCTGCAGCTCGAAAGTACGACGGTTCTACCTTCCAAGTATATGCAATTAATCGGGTTATCACATAGTTAAGACGACCTAAGACGCCACGATCCGCCGACCCGATACGATCTAGCAGCTCATTGATGAGAGGATCGAGGTTGTTTCGTTCTGGTTGGCTGATATAGGGCATGTCTAACTCCAGTTAGGGTTCCCTTTGGGCTTCCGTCGCGGCCGAATAATCGAAAAGACTTGGTCCGCTAGTTCGATCGGAAAGATGTAAGTAACCTCACGATCACCGATTTGATGGGCTTTGAGACCCTTGCAGCAAGCCAGTTTTCGGGCCAAATTCGGGCGATCGGTAGTGAGGGCAAGTAACCCCTCACCCTGGATGTAGAAATGCCCTCTACCACCCAGAATGGGCCAGATCCTAAGCCATTTCCGATCTTCAGATGCCTCTTTCCGTGCAGTTGGAAAATCCCAAGCAGCTCGATAAGGTTCCAATAGATCAATAGATGCTCCTAAAATCAGCCTTCACCATTCTGGCCGTCCCGGGTCGTCACATTCCCAGCTGTCATCATACTTGGAGTGTCTAATCATGACGCACTGAGCTAACGTTAGCATAAGAACCATGTAGATAGGGGTTAGGAACTCTAGGATCGCCCTCACAAGCCCAGCGTGAGACCCACCACGGGGGTACAGGCCTAGCCGCGATCGGTAACTCTGCGCGACGATCGATCTTTCGCTGCTTATAAGGGGAGAGGGCTCTGGACATACTGTGCTCGGATCAAGCTTCGGGCTTCAGCAAAGGTAACGAGGGAACCATAAAGCTTACTCGCAAGTCTTTTCGCAATTGCACTAACGAATCGATACCGAAGATTACGATCGGTAACGTGCTCACAGAATACTTGATACTCTGCACGATGCCCCAACAGTTCCTCGTTGAATCGAAAATGTGGATCCGCAAGATACCCGACCCACCATGATCGGATAGATTCTTCCGTCGTTCCTTGGCGTTTACCGTGGACGTTCTCATGCGCAATAAGCTCCGGACTGAGCTCCACTCGCTTGGGATTGTAAACGACCTCCGGGCCCCAGGAGAAGAAGACAGCGCCTTTCTTTGCTTCTGGGAGGACCGCGACGATCTCTTCGATGTTCGGCGGGTATTCATATCTCTCTTCCATCAATGTGTACCTTTCCACGGTAGAAAGACTGGTACGTCATCGAAGATTACCCCGACTCCATTGGTCCAAGGCGACAGTCTCGTCTGCGGCCGGTATTTGAAGCACTCAGCCTTAAGGTCTCCTACGAAACCGCAATCCAATTCCCACTTCTTTTGCTTCGTCCTAGTGTAAGCGACGTAACCGACGTGAGAGTGACCTTTCACCGTATTCATCCCGTTCTGCATAGCATGCTGACCAGGAACCGACAAGTACCCATGCATCAACACTAGGTTATCATCGAGGATGATCTCTTGATTCTCGCTTCCTTGGCTACGAACACCAGGAAACTGGAAGGGTTTCTCTAGATTAACAAAGGGCTTAGCAGCAGGCAGTTTCTCCATCAAACGCTTGACAAGTCGAGACTCGTGATTCCCCTGGAGTTGGTAATACGTTGCCTTCGGGGCTCGTTGCTGGATCTCTTTCCACATCTGTTCCGCGGCCTTCCTAGCTCGGAACCATTCTGTTTGCGGAGACTCATGCATGAACTTCGGATAGTTCGAGAGGAATGCGAATTCGTAAAGATCTCCGATCTGAACTACTAGATCGGGCTGGAGCTTTTTGATCAATCCATAGATCCACTTGAGACACTCAAAGTTAGCCCAAGGGAAGTGTACATCTCCTAGTGCTACAATTAGTCGGCTCAAGCCTTCTCCTGTTCTGCTTCGATCTCCCGCTGGAGCAACGCGAGTGCCCTCCAAGCGCATTTTGCCGAATGCCTCAAACCGTCGGTATCCAACTTGCCCCGATCTATTAGATGCCGGAGGAGAGCATCAGCCTCGTCGGTACTTTTCTCTTTTGCCCAGTGCATCGGTTGCCCGGGGTTATGCTGATCGTTACCTACTCGAGAGACCTCAGCAACTGCGAGGAGAGCGTCCGGAAAGTAGTCCAGCACGCCCCGGACTATAGGTATATTTTTCCGCGCTTTTGCTTCCGTTGGAACACTCATTGTAACTTCTCCAGCATTTCGGCCACAGAGGAAACATGCCTTACTTGTGGCAACCAAAAGAAGATATTGTCTCGCTTCTCTCGACCAATCACGAATACTTGACCAGCGATCGCTAAGGCAATACCAAGCTCAGTGTATGCCCCCCCACACTTCCAATCATTCAGCAGCACAAAGATTTGGGCATTCCACACGCCGGTAAAATCATGTGCAGCTGAACGCTGCAAGAAACCTTTCAACTCTTTTCCCACAAACTTATTGTTTGCTCCCCCTTCAAACGTCGTCCAATCGTGCGTCACTTCATGACCAGCGGCTTCGATCTCTGCCTTTGCTTTCCTGTAAGCATCCTGCTCGTACCAACTAGCGCCGATGTAGACTCTCATCTCAATGCCATTCTCGCTGGGGGTTTCTCGAGGTAGGCAACCAGTTGTCTTGCGCTCCTGAGAGTATGCCGGCTAACCAGAAATCGATTGCACTGATAATGGCATATCGCTCGCACGAAATCACGGCGATCACGTGGAGGTTTCTTAGAGTAGCCACGGCAGTGCTCATGATCCACGTACTTTCTGCCGATGATAGGTTGCGCACATAACCCACAAGTTTCTCCTTGATACGCCCAGATCTCAGTCCAATCCTTCTGAGTCAATCCATATGTCTTCCATAAATACTGAGATCGCGCTTTACTTCGACCAGTACTCACCTAAAATTTTAGCCTCCGCCTTCACAGGCACGTCCGGGAGATATCGCTGCATGATCGATTCCATGATTTGTGTCAGCTTACTCGCTCGATCCTCCGCTTCATCTGGAGGAGAATCGAGGAGGATCGCATCATGGTGAAAAGCTACAGGTTCTAAGCCTGCTTTCTCTACTTCATACAGCGCTGCTTTCGCACCATCGGCGGCCAAGCCTTGAAACTGAGAGTTGGCCCAAACAGTACGACTGGTCACATTGCCGCGGATTCGACCAGACTTGAAGTGCTTGACATAACCATCCACCGCCGCGCCGTACTCAGCTCTTTGCAGATACATAGACAACTCAGGCCAAGTCTTGAATGCGGCGTCAATGACTTCCCGAGCTTGTCGGATTGTTAGATCAACACCACTCTCTTTCGCATGTCGAACGAAGGTTCGAGCTCCCATACCGACAAAGATACCGTAATTTGCTATCTTGCCGAGTTGCCGATGTTGAGGACCCCCGAGATACATCGCAACTTCCATATGCGGATCGCGTCCATCTTGGAAGGCTTTTGCTAACGCCGACTTCCTGAACCAAGTCAGCATGATCTGAGCGACACAGCGCAGCTCGATCGTTGCATAGTCTGCATCTACAAACACGCCTCGCGCCTTGAAACATTCCCGGATACCACCGCTCCGGGGCATGTTCTGAATGTTCGGATTAGATGCGCATGTGCGGCCAGATTCTACGATGCCATATCGAACGTTGAGATCTTCTCGTGTACCCCGCTCAAGAACTGGTAGATACGTCGAAATCAACTTCTCTACTTTCGAATACTCAGCTAGTCGCTGAAGATCGGGGTCGCTAGACTCACTCAATGTGACCCGGTTTGTTGCGATCGATCCTTTCTTTGTTCTCTTGACGCCTTTGCGATTCAATCGGGCACGCACAGCCGCGAGATCTCGGGACCATATTGGCTCTGCTTTTGTACCTGTCTTGTGGAACAGACCCGAAGCGATCAGCTGTTCTTGTAGCCGCTTCAACTCACTGTGCCAGCGGATCGATAGTTGTTGGACCTTGGTCGGATCGGTTCGCATCCCCCGAGCAGACATGAGATGAAGGGCATACGCAGCCCGTCCCTGTACTAACTGATCCTTAATTGGCTTCTCCTGTTGCTTGAGATGGATCTTCAGCGCCCCTTCAGCATCTTTGATCGCAATCTCTACGAGCTTGTGGTCCCACTGAGAGATAGGAACCTCGCGCAACCCCTCGTCTTCAAACCGTGCCCAATACTGATCAGTCTCTCGATCACCCTTGTGTGCATCGTCACCAAGCAAGTCAATCAGATGGAACTTTGAAGTCTTCAATGTATCTTGAGCGATTGCCTCAAGTTGAGCGTACAACTTGGTATCATAGATTCGACCATTGTCATACGCTTGCCAGATCGCTAGCTGCATCAACGGCCGTTCTTTACCTAGCACGGCCATATCGTATGCAACATTGTGACCTACAAATGAATCTCCAAAGTTAAGTAGATACTCTACCCTATCTGCTCCCTCATAGTGATTCAAAATCATATTTGGACGACACTGCTCAGCGAAAGTCACACAGACAAGCGGCGGGATCAGCAACCCCGGCTTGATCTTATAGGTCTCTGTGTCTATTCCCACTATCACTCGGCAGACTCGTACTTGACTACTTTGAATCCATTTTTGTTCGGAGCAACTGTAGCCTTGATTGGAGCGCCTTCGACTCCCTCAAACAATGTTGCCAAAGTGATCGTCCCTGGATTCACGTCGCGCGCTGCTCCTGCCAGTTGCCGCAGTTCTCGAATCGTGCGCTCACGCTGCCAATCCAGTTCCGTATCCAATTTGAATAAAGCAGTAAACTGCGTGCCCTTATCGTCTTCAAACTCAGCTACGACCGCGCGCCCGGTCTTGCTTCGTTCAAACCTCGTGATCGTCAATTGGTGAGTTCCTGGAAATTGGTTGAGATAGTTCCGCTCTTCAAACTTGCTGACACCCACTGTGTCAAAGTCTTCAAGATAATCAGGCATGCTTGTTTCTCCTATGTCCTTAAGTGTACTTCGTTAGCTAACGGAATCAAAACCTCAATCACTGCATCAGACAACTCTCCAGAACGTGCGATCACGCGACCAGTCGGCGGATTCTTTCGAAAGTCATCCGCGAGATATCCTTTACCTTTACCGAACTCGATGCATCGGATATCAACTGGTATACCTTCTCGCGTTGGATGTGCTGCACAGATCTTCGGAGCACGCTCAGCGATCAAAGAATTTAGGAAGAGATAATTGCCACATTTAGTTGGTAGACAGTCGACCCAGAGCTCTAGATATGGTGGCGAACCATGTTGATTAAGTGATAAGCCCGGTTCAATCGGGATCACTAATGGTTCAACTGTTTTCTTTATCATCTTCGTACTCTCTTGCGGACACTTCCCGCAGATACATTTAGGAATGATTTGATCGTTAACTACTTGCTTCATCCCCAAAACCACATCCGTAAATGGTTCATGCGTAAGAATACAATCAAACGTCTTGATCTCAAAGTTTGGAAATTGCTTGTAAAGATATACGAAGTTAAAGTTGATTCGCTTTTGCTTTGTCTTAAGTAACTTCCATCTTGAGTACAGGTATTTTTGGGGATCTATCTCAAGCTGCCCTCTGCTTGGAGGAGAGCGACCGATCGTTTTCCAATCGTAGAGATTAATCATTCGTCTTTGATCAAATCGATCTTGCCCCATACTGGCACTCCTGCGATAGTCATCTCGCCCCGCATTGGAACTTCGGGCTCTCCTGAACAACCGACGAAGTCTAACGCTTTCTGTGCCGATTCCCATACAGGACTATCGACGTAAGCAGTAGATACGATCTTTGGCTTGTTAGTCCTGATTGCAATCTCAATCGCCTTGTGGACCTGACGACCCAGATCCATTGCCTTAGTATCCAGCCGCTTCTGTCCCAACACTGTCTCACGATACCATTGCAAAGGGCATCGCATGAACAGCTTGATAGACGATGCTGTGACGAGCTGCAACTTACCATCGCGAACTTGATGGTCGCGATAGTTATCTGGCGTGATTTCAGGAGACAATGCTATACTCCGAGGGAAACCAGACTACGTCAGCGATAGGTCTTTTCTTCGTAACTGAGTCAAACCGCGCGCCGACTGCTTTCAAATCGGAAAGCAACCGTCTACTACCTGAACTACCCGTTACTCCGGCCCACCAGCAAGGGAACACGGATTGAAGCGTCTCTTTCTCTGCAGGCAGCAAACGTCGCAATGCAACTTGGCGTCGTTCTGGTTTGTGTGACATTCCGCATTCAAGACAAAGTTTCTCAATCCCTACCAATAGGCTTCCCATAGTTGTCTTTTCCCTCTTGCAACCATTGATCCGCAGTAGTTGACTCAATCCCAAGCAACTGAAGTATCTGCCGACGACTCATCCGAAGTTCAAAACACTCGCGATCTGTAAGACGAAAGACCCATCGATATTGTCGAAGTATCTTCAGAAACTCATACCAATCAATGCGCTTGCTGTTGGAATCGTAGTGACATGCGTCCCAACAAAGAACGGGCCGACCAGTCGATACGTCAACGTTCCACCAAAGACAGGCTTTAATGGAAATGGGTGGGCTAAATCTTGGCCAACATCTACCGCCAGGATCCAGCGCGGTGCTTCGCGCTCAACTAACTTCAAAGTATCGGTAACTCGATCCTTGTAGACTATGATTTCGTGATCGACGTTTACCACTTTGATTTGGGTCTCAACGGTGTGCGTGTGCACAGTGCTATCCACATTCGTATCGCTGACGACTTTAGCCAGTTTGCCAGTAATGGGGTCGTAGAGACGTTCGACATGCCGATGGAGTTCTTTCTGTGCATCTGTGACTTGCGAGATTTGCTGCCGGAGAGAAGTGATCTCTTTGAACAGGTCCTGCGTTCGATCGATTTGCTCAACATGCGTTTCCTTTAATACCTTGGTCGGCGCAGCAAAACGTCCAATTGAGAAAGCCGCTAAA